GTAACTGTGATACCAGTTTGTCCAGGCCATGATACATAATTTAAAGTTGGTAAAGGATCTCTGGTGTATGTTGATCCAGAAGCATGAATTTGACCTCTACCAGCAGTGATATCAAATGTTGCTGTATTTCCAGCATCGATGCTTATGATTCCACCATGAAGAAGACCTGTTGCTAAATTAGATGCGTAAATACTCCCAGAAACACCATAAAGAGTTTCTGATGAAATTGTAAATGTTTTTCCTGTTACTGATATAGAAATATCAGGACCAGCAGATAAACCAATATCACCAGTTATACCATTTATAGTATAAACATCATTTGGGGTGGTGTCATATTTTTGCCAAGCATAACCATTAAAAAACCACGCACGGTCAACTGTGCGATCAGTTATACCATACGTGGTTCCTGTTATTGGGTTACTTGGAAATGCCATAGTTTATCCTATAGCATTATTTATATTAAGTTTTAACTTTCTTTCGTGACTTAAATTTCACAGGTTTTAGTTGTGGTTTTTGTTCCATTATCTTTTTCTGTTGTTCTTCAAACTGCTTTCGTTGTTCCCCAATCTGCTCCATGATTTTTCGATATTGTTGAAAATTGTTTTCAACTCTTTGAACTTGGTCAGGTGGAACTCTTCCTTCTTCAAGAAGTTTCTTTGCTGCAAGATAACCAATTTCTGGTCTTCCTGCATAAAAAGCAGTTGCTGCTACTTCGTCAAGTGCATGGAACTTATAAACAATATCTGGAACGAATAATATTTCTTCTTGTGGAAATGGTGCTTCTGCTGCTTGTCTAGCAAAAATAAATGCTGCTGCTGGTTGATCATATTTTTGTCGAAGAACTTGAGAAATATGAACAAGTGCTTCAACTCGCTGTGGTCTATAATTATACGCATCCAATAGAGATGACATAATCTCAGGCCATGGACGATCAAGTAGTGCTCTTGCGATTCCTATACGATAAAGTGAATAGTAAACTTCTTCTGCCCATCCACCCATTTCTGCTCTTTTTCTATATGCATCAATTGCTTTCTCATATTGTTGAGAATCAAAATATGATTGGGCAAGATAAAACTGATATCTTGTGTTAGTTGGTTCATCCAACATTGCCTTTTCTAGTGTTTCTGCATCTCTTGTATACTTTTCAATAACAGAGATACCAACATTTCTTGCACCTAGAGTTCTAGCATCTACTCTATAGTCTCCTTCAAGTTTCATAAGAACTGGTTGTTCTTTAATTGAACATGCTGGATATTCATGAAGAACTCCTCTATATTCCCACTTAGATTCTGTCTTGAATATTTGAGTTCTCCACCAAGAAAAGTCTGGTTTACCGATTCGTAGAACATAACCATCTGCTTCCATCTTCTCTGGAAATACAAAATTACCTTCTACTTTATCATCAGCATCAATCATCCAAACATAGTCTGCTTTTCCATCTGCATGACGAAGTGCTAGTGTTCGATTATGACCGAAGTTCTTCCACTCATCTTGGTGGAGCTCTCCTGGAATTCCTTTTTCTTTGAAAAAGTTTTTAATTATATCCTGAGTTCCATCTGTTGAACCAGTATCTGAAATAATCCAGTAATCAACATACTTGTAAATTGAATTTAAGCATTCATGAATGATATGAGATTCATTCTTAACGATCATGCAGAGAGCGACTTTTGGTTTCATAATCAATATCCTTTAATTATATTTATACAAAACTAGAACCAGTAGGATTTAATTTTTTATCATATATCTCAATGATTCTTTCTTTTCTTGCTAACTCAAAGTCATGATCTACCATCATATCAATTAGTTGATATACATCTGTTTTTGGTTCCCATCCTAGTTTCTCTTTTGCTTTAGTTGGATTACCTAATAGTTGATCTACTTCAGCAGGACGATAATATTTTTCATCAACTTCAACATAATCCAAATAATTCATACTGTATCGGGCAAATGCCTTTTGACAGAATTCTCGAACAGTTATCATTTTCCCAGTAGCAACTACATAATCATCAGGTTTATCATGTTGTAACATCATCCACATTGCTTCAACATAGTCTCCTGCAAATCCCCAATCACGATATGCATCTAGATTACCAAGATATAATTTCTTCTGAAGACCTTGATAAATTCTACCAACTGCTCTAGTAATTTTACGAGTTACAAATGTTTCCCCTCTACGTGGGCTTTCGTGGTTAAACAAAATTCCACATGAAGCGTGTATATCGTATGATTCTCTATAATTTACTGTTAAATAATGTCCATAAGTTTTTGCACATCCATATGGAGATCTTGGATAAAATGGAGTTGTTTCTTTTTGTGGTACTTCTTGAACCTTACCAAACATTTCACTACTACTTGCTTGATAATAACGTATTTGTTTTCCTGTAAGTGTTTGTACAGTTCGTATTGCTTCTAGTACGTTTAATGTACCAATTCCAACTGTTTCTCCAGTATAAACTGGAGCATCAAATGAAACTCTGACATGACTTTGTGCTCCAAGATTATAGATTTCATCTGGATTACATTTATGAATTAATTTTTCAATTGTTGTATAATCTGTTAAGTCACCATAATGTAAAAATAAAGATTTATTATATACTTCTGGATTTTGAATATGATGTTCTAGTCTTGATGTATTAAACGAAGAAGATCTACGAATAATTCCATGTACTTCATAACCTTTAGATAAAAGTAAATCTACTAAATATGATCCGTCTTGACCAGAAATGCCTGTTATTAGTGCTACTTTTTTCATATTAAACTCTAATATTATCTGCTTTATCGAAGTAATTATTAACTACTGTTTCAATATAATCTAGTTGTTCATCAGTAATAACTGGACTAGTTCCTAAAAAAAATGTATCTGTTGTAACTTTCGTTGATACTGGAAAATCATTTTTAGCATTACCAGAATAAATTCCTTCATATGCTGGTTGAAGAAGAACATTTCCACCAAAATAATTTCTAGTCTGTATCTTATTATCTTCAAGATACATAGTAAATTCATTTCTCTTAAGATATATTCTATCTCTTATTGTTAATGGAAATGCAAACCAAGAAGGATCTGATTTTTCTGTTGCTTTTGGTAAATGAAATACTTTATCATATTTTGAAAATATTTGATAAAGACGATTAAAGTTTTTCTTACGAATTTTAATTATTTCTTCTAATTTTTTAAGTTGTACAAGACCAATCGCTGCTTGCAAATCTAGTGGTTTTAAATTAAAACCAATTTCCTCATAAACATATTTGTGGTCAAAAATTTCATCTGGGAAACTTGGCAACCAATTGCTAAATCTTTTTTTGCACATTCCATTTTTTAAACATGCTGAACCTTTTCCATAGCAATAACATCCTCGTCCCCACTCTCGTAAACTTTTAATAACAGTTTCTTGTTGATCTGTATTACATGCAACAAATCCACCTTCACCCATTGTAATATGGTGTGCTGGATAAAATGAACAAGATGCAAAGTCTCCAAATGATCCTAGTAATTTTCCATCATATGTACTCCCAAGAGCATCACAACAATCTTCTAGTAAAATAAGATTATATTTGTTAACGATATCCATCAAACGATCCATATTTGGTGGATTTCCAAGAACATGTGCAAATACTAAAACTTTTGCTCCATTTTTTGCTGCTTCTTCCACCTGATCTAAATTCAGATTCAAAGTATCAAGTTCAATATCAACAAAAATTGGTTCAAAATTATTTTGAATAATAGGATTTATTGTTGTTGGAAATCCAGCAGCAGGAGTTATTATCTTAGTTCCAATTGGAAGATTATATAGTCTTTTCGACTTTAGAGCAGATATCATCAAAAGATTTGCACTTGATCCACTATTTGTCAATGCCCCATATTGTTTTCCTAATTTACTTTTAAATTCTCTCTCAAATCTGACTCCATTTTCTCCAAGAGCAAACCAACCATCTAAAAGACATTCAACTCCAGAAATATACTCATCTTTTGTTAAGTATGATCCAGAATATTGAATCCAATCTTTTCCAGGTATCCATTTTTTCTGTTTTAATTCAACTATAGTTTCAATATTTTTTCTTAGATGTTCTTTATGAATATTCACATTTATTTCAATCATTTTAAGTTTCCAATATTTTATCTATTGCTTGATACACTGTTGTTTGTGGAGTGTATTGTAAGTTAATCAATTTAGTATTGTCAAGATAAATATTTTCAATTTGAACATTTTTATGAAATTCTGGAGTTTCTATTGATATAATTTTACTATAAGATTTTAGTTTTTCTTTAGCATAATAAATTATATCTTTAATAAAAACTGGTTCTGAATTTGATATATTAATTATTTCATTATAATTTGCACGTTCTATGCAAGTATTAATAGCACGACAACAATCATCAACAAACATATAATCTCTTACAACATTACCATTATTATATAATTCAATATCTTCATTATTTTTAAGTTTATCAATTAAATACTGAATAGCATTTTTCTTTTTAGATATTTTTTTATCATTACTTCCAATTATATTGGTAAGTCTTAATATTCTATATTTTATATTAAATGTATCGCAATATGATATTAATAATTTTTCAGCGGCGTGTTTTGTTATAGAATAAAATCCTGTTGGATTACATCTAGATGTTTCTTTTGCTGGAAAATCATTAGTTTTTCCATAAACAAACCAAGAACTTATAAAATTAAAAGTTACTGGTGTTTTTTCGTTTATTTTTTTACATTCTTCTAATACAGAAATAAGTTTTATCAAATTTGTATTAATATCTAAATATGGATCTGTGTAAACATTATAATTATCAGTAGTGCTAATAAAATAAAGAATATCTTTACTTTTTGGTATATTAATATTTTTTTCTATAGAAATACATTTATCCTGATATAAAGAAATAAATCTAGAACCAATAAAACCAGAAGAACCAAAAATAGATATCATAAATTATATTTTAAAATTTTCGCTTTCTAGTTCTTTAATGTTTATAAAAATTACGCCTTTATTTATTAAATCTTGATTATTTGTTTTAATAAATTCGAAGAAATTCCATGCTAAGACAATTACTACGTTTGGAATATTATTTAAAAAGTATTCCTTATTTTTTATTGGTATATTAACGCAAGGAATATATTTTCCAGTCTTAAGTGGATTATCATCAACAGTATAATTTAATTGATTTGAAAATATTTCGTAGTAATTTAATGATGTTGTTGCTTTTGCTGGAGAACCATATCCACAGATCATATCATAATTTGATTTTAATTTAGAAATATTTTCTCTTACATTTTTCTTAACTTTTTCAATGCGAGAACCAAAATCATTATAGGTTTCTAGTTTAGTAAGTCCAAAGGAAATTTCATTACGAAGGAATTGATCCACACTAGAATCAATAGCGTTTCCTAAATTCTTCACATAAACTCGAATAGAACCTCCGTGAGTATTGATATGTTCTACTTTAACAACGGAAAAGTTTAATCTATTGAAGAAATTATTAATAGATGTAACACTCCAATAATTTGTATGCTCATGGTAGATATTATCAAAAGTCATATCCTTTATAGTGTCTAGCAAATATTGAACTTCAACAATAAAAGTTCCATCTGTTTCTAAAATCTCAAATGCACCCTTTGCAATTTCAGCAAGTTTATCTGAATGTGCAAAAACATTTGATGCTGTAACCAGTTTTGCCTTGCCATAATTCTTAACAACATTCTTTGCAGTTTTTATATCAAAGTAAGTGTTTAGGGTCTTGATCTTATTTTTATTGGCAAGTTTAGCAATATTCTTTGCTGGTTCGATACCAATAACTTTGACACCCCTTTCCATAAGTGGTTTCAAAGCAATACCATCGTTGCTTCCAATATCAACAACTAGAGTATTTGAATTCAATCCAAGTTCAGAGATATACTTATCAGCAACATCTTCAAAATGTTTTCTGAAAGTTGCCGCAGTGGACGAAACATAAAGATAATTATCAAACATCTTTTCTGGTGGAACGACTACAGAAAGTTGACAATTATGACACTTGGGGCAATAATTCATCTCAAGTGGATATGTTTCAGATTTAACATCAGACGAATCTATAAGATTATTTGCGAGTGGTGAAGCACCAAGAGAAATAACACGCTCAAGATGTTTATTATTACAGCATCTACAGGTTGTTTTATAACTAGCGAGTAGTTTATCTCGCATTTCATCATCTACCAGTTTATATGGAATTGTATGGGTTACTCCATAGTTTTCATGTTCACGCTCACCACGAACCAAATTTAAAAACACAGAATCTTCTGTAAATACCATTGTATGTGCTACATTTGGTTTGATGATTGCAATATCACCTTCATTGATAAGTCGAGTTTCAATTGGAGCATCGGGAATTGAAAGATCCTTGATAACACTAATATATTGTCCTTTTACAAGAAGACATTTCTGTTCTTGGATTGGATGATAATGATTGGCACGAACAGTACCTTTTTTAGATTCAATATATCCAATAAGATTGATTGGTTCGGTTAGTTCATAATTATTAATTCTTCCACGGGAATCCACAAATTCCTTTCCACCACGATCAATGTATTCAAGAGCAGGATTTATATTCTTCACTGACCAATTGGTAATCATTTCCTTCAAACATTCTTTAAGATTATAACGGAATTCAAATCCTGTTCTAAGAAGTTTATCATTAGAAATAGTATAACCAAGATTTGGAATTTCATCTTGAGTTTCAACTATATTTAACTTTGGATTAATCTCTTTACAAAGTTCAGCAACTTGCTTAACTGTCATATTTTCTTTGGCAAGATGAAAAATTTCTCTCTGAATATCCGTTTTTTCTGCCATAAACTTCATACAGCGAGCAACATCAAATAAAGGAACAAGACTCTTCAATTGAACACCACCTGAGAACAATTTGATTGTTCCATTTTGAGATGCAATTTTTGAGAATAGATTTGGCATGATTCCCATACGCATCGTATCGGTCGAGTATCCATAAACAGATCCAAGACGAAGAATGATATAGTTTACACTTGATGCTTGAAGATCTATTTCTGATTGAACTTTTCCAGTGGAATACGTCAAAACAGCACATGTTGGTTCTGTTTCAGAAATATCTGTTTTTGTTTCTGCAAATCCTTCATATACTACATGGGTTGAAGGAAATATAAGTTTACAATCCTTTTTGACATGCTTGATTATATTTCTAGTACCGTCTATGCCAGTAATACGAATTTCATTATCTTGTGTTTCATTCGATTCAGTCTTGGTATATGCTACATCGGTGATACCCGCAAGATGAATAACCACATCTGCATCGTTTATAATTTTAGAAATTACATCTTCATCCAAGATAGATGCTTGAATAAAATTAATTCCCCAATCCCTAAGTTGCTTGACACGCTCAGAAACAAATCGTTTATCAACGACTGTTATATTTTTGAACCTTGCTTCTCCAGAATAAAGTTTGCAAAGTTCAGAACCAATATATCCAAGACCACCAGTAATAACTATTTTTTGCATTTTAAATATTTTCCTTTATAATAAAGATTATTTGTAACTATTCCAATTTATGTATCCTGGTAAACAAGCACTATGTCCGCTATAACTAGGAATAGGACTATATAATATTCTTCCCTTTTCTGCTAAATTATCAAATAATTCAATATCTTTTGCTTTACCTGGAGCAAAAGGTTTTGTCCACTTTGTAATAATTTCAAAATCTTCTTTTAGTGTTTTAACTTGTGCAGCATAAGTCCAACAAGTTAAATTAGTGGTTCTCCACCAACCAGACTTCAATAGATAAATTTTTGATTTAATATCTTGATTTGGTCCATGTTCACAGTGATTTATATATCTATTATAATTAGAATCCCACATAAATGGATAATATTTATCTGGATGATCATATAATGTTACATAATTATTATTTCCAAAACATGAAAACATTTCGATAAGAGCAAATTTACTGCCTGGTCTATGAAGATAGTCACCTTCTACAAAATAGATTATAGTATCATCTGAATTTTCTGATATGGCATCAACTGTAACATTGTAAAATCCTAAAGCATTTCCATCATTTGTAATTTTATATTCAATATCTTTATCACTACAAAGTTTTACAACCTCGTCAATAGTAGTTTGTTCACAATTGTCTAGATAAATTATCAATTCCTTTTTATCTGGATTAAAATTATTAATAAAACTATTTAAACAAATTTTCCAAGTACAACCATGTCCCATGTAAGATTTATCATATAATCTATAATAGCATTTTATATTCATATTATCCACTTTCAATCAATTAAATTAAATATTTTTTTATTTTCTAAAATATTTTTTACATCTTTTAAATTATGTTTTCCATGAAATCCAAACGATTCATTAAAATCATTATATTTAAAAGTTCTAGTTTCTATTGAAAATTTATAAGCAGTATCTATATCAGCAAATTTTATATTTTTATTTTTAAAATATTGATACATTAAGCAGCATAAAAATACATCTTCATTTGCACTGGAATTATAATTTACTGTTGAACATTCTTCTATAAATTTTTTACTCCTCAAACAAAATCCACCATTCCCTACAGCATTTTTATATTCAGTAACCCATCCGAAAGGTTCTTCGTCTTTATTTTTTAACCAAGGAGCACCAATATAATCATAATTTAAAAAATTATTATCCCATAAATTTGGATTTATAATAAATCCATCATCATGAATCATTAAAAAATGAGAACAATTTATATTTTTAATATATTCATATAAATATTTTATACAAAAAATATTATATTGATAATATGATAATTGTGGAATTTTAACTAAATTAATATTACAATTTGATTTTTCTAAATGGTCATATTCTTTATCAATAGAATTTGTAAAATGTATTGAATATTTAAATTTAAGTTCTGAATTACAATGATTTATTATATTATTTAAATTATTATACTTATTAATATTAAATTCTCTACCATCAATTGTTATCAAACAAACATCATTTATATTTTTCATATATTATTACTTGATTTTATTATGAATCCAACACATTTCTGTAAAATATAAATTTTCATTTATATGCTCGTGTACTGCTCGAACAACTCCAGGAAATGCGGGATAATCATGTCCTGCAAGTATTCCTCCAATTTTTACTTTTGGATACCATACTTTTATATCTTCATTCACACATTCATAATCGTGACAAGCATCTATAAATACAAAATCTAAACTATTATCTTCATATTGTTTAGATGCTTCTACTGAAGTCATCTTCAATACATTATAATTATTTTCAAATGGTTTCATATTTGATATAAAAATATCATATAGATTAGAAGTATCAATATTATTATGTTCTGGTCCACCCTCAAATGTATCAACACAATCAAATTTTATTTTTTTATTACTATTCAAAATTTCAGTAATCATAAATGCTGATGATTTACCTTTCCATGAACCCACCTCTACAAAATGTGCTCCTGTTGGAAATAAATTAACCATTGATTTATATAAATTTGGATAAGTAAACCAATCTTCTCCAAATTGAGGTTCTGTATAAATATGTTTTAACATGTTTTTATATCCTTTGTTGTAAATTTACTTTGTTCATATTCCCAACCTGCTGGACTTATTCCTATTTTAATTTTTGTATTTTGATTAATGCTTGCAAAATTATATAATTTTGTAATATTAATATTATTATCAATCGTATTAAATAAATCAACTAATATACAATGTTCTGTACAATTCCATTCAACAAACATTTTTTCTTTACATCTGGTTTCCCAATCTCGTAGAAACTCTTTACTTTTTTCTGTATTTGAAAAATAAATAACTGCTGCATGTGGTGTTTTCATATCATGCTCCCGTATACAAAATCCTATATCACAGTTCAGTTTTTCAAACTCTATTGGTTTTTCTATTACAGAGGCATCTGCATCTATCCATATAACTGGTTCATTATATTTTTCTAATTTATTTAATATAAATGTTGGTTTATATAAATTTAATTTATCGTATGCTTGAATGTGCATTTTAGAAAAATCTATATTTTCTCCATCAATAAAATAATTAAATTTTTCTATTTGATTTTTTAGATTTAAATAACAATTTTTATAAAAACATGATTCGTTTGGATTTTTATCATAATAATATGTTATAAATTTCATAATTGATTGATCCTATTAAAAAGTATATCATCTGATCCTTCTATTTTTCTAACTGTTTCAAAATTTTCTTTTATTGCATCTATTTTACTATAATAATAATCAGATGTCAATAAATTTAAATCTATTTGATCATTGATTATTATCATACCATCTGTGTTGAAATACTTACCAATATCAGGAGCACCCCAATACACAGGTATAGTTCCAGTTGCAAAACAATCAGTTAATTTTTCAGTAAAATAAGTTTCATACTTATCATTTTCTATAACAATCTGAAACATATAATCGTTAATTTGACCACTTTTATCAGGCCAAGGAGAACCATTATCACCAACTCTTTGTGTATTGGCAGCACCACCAAATATATCAATTTTACCTTTAAGATTCTCCGCTATTTGATGTCGTAAAGCATGACCTGGAGTTACTTTTTTAGATGAAGCAAACATCGAACATAATTTAGACTTTGAAAAAACTTTATGTTCTTTTACCCAAGGTAAGTTACTTCCAGCAAATGAGAAATGAAATTTCGAACTTTTCTTGCAATATTCCCTATCTGCAAAATAAATAGCATCATAATTCTCTTCAAGTTGTGGAATAAGTTGATCGAGTACATTGCGAGGTACTGACCAAGCATGAAAAATAGCCCTTGATTCGCAAATCCATGCAATTTTTTTCTCGCCTGGTTTTTTCCTATAGTTTATTCCATGTGGAATAGCAGAATCCATAAAAACTTTGATTGGACTATCTTCTTGCGTCCATTCAAAATTTTTAGGTTTTAAATCTGAATTAGAAGAAAATTGAGTTAAGAACGGAGCACCGATTGCTTGTAAGTATGTTGTCATCTATCCCCCACTAAATTATATTTAACAATATCTTCGGTTAATCCCATTTCTCTCAATGATTTTTCTTTAGAAGTACCATCAGCAATTCCCATAGTAATCATTGGTTTCATGCCTTGTGGGATACCAGTTCCAGGCCATATTGCATAATTTATTGGCAAACATCCTAATTTTAGTTTATTCATAAATTTTGGAAGAACTACACCCATTAAGATTTCATGATCAAAAACTTTTTGTCCATTTCCTTTTTCATTCTCTTCACATTGCTCAATCCAATATTTTATAAATTCTTCTACTAATTCGTTGTAAGAAAAATATATTGGAGATGCTTTTGGAAATCTTGGATCAGTTGATGGATTTGCTAATTGATATGCGAATCCTAGATCAACTTTTCCTTCCATTTCATCAAATACACTAAGTTCATTATGAATTAATGAATCTACATCCATCCAAACAAATGGTTTTTTCTTTTCCTGAAAAATATCAAGAATAAATTTTGGTTTTGCTAAACAATTTAAACGATATTCTCCTCTTGATGGAAGTTCACGAATATCGTGTGGAATATTATTTTCATTACAATTTATACGAAAACGACGAGCATGATCGCTATAATATGTGCGATCATCAATATCACAATAGAATGATACTATTTCAGTTTTCATTTATTTGTTTATACAGCATATCATCTGCTGAAAGCAGATTCTGTACCCTTTCAAAGTTATCTCTAACTGCTTCAATCTTACTATTATACAATTCTTCAGTTAAACTGTCAATATCAAAATTAGGAGTAAGTTCAATTATTCCTTCATGATTGAAGTAATTACCAATATCAGGAGTACCCCAATATACTGGAATAGTCCCAGTAGCAAATGCATCTGTTAGTTTTTCAGTATAGTAAGTTTCATACTTATCATTCTCAATAATCAAAGAGAATCTATAATCGTTGAGTGCTTCTTCTTTTCCTTCAAATGGTTTACTGCCAAGGCGTTTTGATCCAGCAACTCCACCAAAAAGATCAATCTTATCTTTAAAAGTATCAGCAAAGTGATGGCGAAGAGCATGACCAAATGCATACTTCTTTGGAGATGCAATTAGAGAACAATTTTTTGTTTTGTTATGAATCCCAACATCACGAACCCAAGGAAGATTGCTACCAGCAAATGCAAATTTAATATTTGGATACTTTCCTACTATTGATCTTTCAGTTGTATATACAACATCATATGCATTTGATATATCCAATAAATGCTTTTCCCACAGATCTCTAGGAATAGAAGACATATGAAAAATTGCACGGGACTCACATACCCATGCAATCTTTCTCTCCCCTGGTTTTTTATCTATATTTATTCCAAGAGCAATACCACCATCGATATAAACTTTAGTATCGCAATCTTCTCTAGTCCATTCAAAAAACTTTGGTTTTAAATTTGAACATGAAGAATGTTCAAGTAGAAATGGAGCACCAATTGCTTGCATTTTGTTCATGATATAAATCTCCACCCATATCTATATCACTTTCCAATGTGGTACTTTGGAATCAACTGCCAATCTTTCTTTTCTTTGTGTGGAATAATTTTTAGTCTTGCCAATGAGAGTTGTGGTTCAGCAAACTTGGTAGCATCAACTGCATTTACTAGACCCCAATCTACTAAAAGTTTAACTATAGTATTTCTTCTTCCAAGATCGTCTATTGACATATCACTCTCTAGACCATCTAGTATAAACATTTCTTTAAAATGCATTATAGCATATCTTCCACGCTTGTGTAGGATATGACAAGATTGATATAATTTTTTGTCTTGTTTTGAAGAAACACCAATTCTAGTTAAAGTTTCTTTAACCTTAAGAAAGTCTTCTTCTGTCTTTAATTGTACTTCTACACCCAATCCCTCAAAAATATCTTCCATAATATGCTCCATATTATAGAAAATATTTATTATTTTAGCGTTTTTGACCACCCTTGTTGGTCATTTCCTTGATCTTATCCATAGGTAATAGGGTTTCTACCTCCATCGCTCTCTTCGTAGAATACCCGAAAACCTCTTTAATATGTTCTATATTACTATTTTCTTCAGGTTTTACCCATTTTGAGAATCGTTTTCGTTTAGAAACCGAATGTAAAAGATAATCATATTGCATTTTTTTATCCAAAAATGGCATATGATTCATTCGATTTGCATGAAAAATAGTATCTGGAAAATAAGAAAAACATTTATTTACTACAAATGGTAAATATTCTTTTTCATTTCTAGAATCTTCAGCAATTATATTCTTTTTAGTCTGATTGATGGAATTTAAGAATTCGGATAGCATATTATTTAAAAGCACAAGACATCATAATCTGAACTAGACAAGCGACAAGATTGATTTCCTGATCTGCTACAAATGCGCTACGGTACTGTGCTTCTCCTATGATTATAATCGCCTCTGGAATGCTCTGGTTCTCCAGAACGTCCCCTAATGAGTCGTAGATTTTCCTATATACTTCCTGTGGCGAAGTCTCTGCATTGAGTGCTGCCCACCTACGAACTCCTGCAAAGTCTTTATTGCGAAGAGAACCGACCAGATTCTTAATCTCAGAATCCGCAATAGAAGTTAGAATACCAACATCAATTGATCCAGAGACACTGTATCTTTGAAGTTCATTCAAAATACGACGCATATCTGGAAAATGCTTCATGATAAGTTGACCTAAAACCTTCTTATCATGCTTGACACCTTCATGATTTAGGATGAACGAGCATCGCTCCATCATCTTCGCAGCGATTTGTGGTTTTTCAGATGGAGTAAGCACAAAGTCAATGCAAGTGCATCGTGAATGAATAGGTTCAATAATACGTGACTTGTAATTACAAGTTAGGATAAACCTACAATTATTTGCAAATTCTTCGATTGCTCCTCGCAGGGCGGGTTGAATACTGTTTGCATTTGAGTAATCAAACTCATCAAGAATAACAACCTTCTTGACATCACCACTCAATGAGACTGTGCTTGCAAACTGACGAATCTTTGTTCGGAGAGTATCAATATTTCCCTCTTCTGAACAATTGATTAGAATCCAATCACAATCCATCTCGTTGCAGAGTGCCTTTGCAACTGTAGTTTTACCGACTCCTGCTGTTCCTGAAAACAGTAGGTTCTGTGGTTCCCCCTTAGCAACCATGTCGCTAAAGGTTGATTTTAGCGACACGGGGAGAACACACTCTTCAATTGTTTTTGGTCGATATTTTTCGACCCATAGAAAATTTTCTGGTTTCATATTATCCATCATAACGTGAGGTATTTGCTTCCATAGCAAACCAATACTTGAGAGGAATATTCTTATTTACGAATTCACCTACAATATTATTAGCAAAGTTGATCTTGTAATCTCCTTGGAGAATTTTAATATTTTCCATCTTAAAGTGGAACATAAATTCTGGAACTGGAGATTCTGGAGTCGCCAATGTAATCTTGTAACTATTTGATGTTGGATCTGAGATATCAGATACCATCACAATAATCTTATCATCATCTGATGTAAAGATAAGATCTGGAAGTTGCATTACCGACGATGCTTTCTGTAATTCTAGAAAATTCTTCTCTGTCAATTCAATTGACAGATCAACTGGAGGCATGTTTACATCTTTAGTTGGAACAGAAAGAAGTTTCGGTTCTGAATAATAATAATTCACAATCGAATCTCCACCATTCTTAATCTTTACACTCTTCTCACCAAACGTAAAATTTGGATTATTGAAAAGACTTACGACACCAAGAAACTTGTTAAGATCCCAGATACCAAACTCAGTATCAAAGGTTTCTTCTACAGTAGCAACTGCCATACCATTCTTAGATGGTGTGATTGTTTTGATCACATTTCCTGGTTTGACCAGAAGGTTAGAGTTAAGGGTTGCAAAGTTTTTGAGAATTGAAAATGTATTTTTTGAAAGGTTCACAGTGTTCATAATATTATCTCATCATTTCATCATCATCGAAATCATCATCGTTCAAACCACCAGTAACATAATCTCGTAAATTTTGTTTAAGTCGATTTCGTTCTGAATTTTTTTCTTTCTTTGCTACAGACTTCAACTTAAACTTAGGAACTTGATTATTTTTCTGATCACGATTCTTAAAGTTATCGGTATTTTCGCGTGTCATATATCATCCATTGTATCATCATTAAATTAAAACTCAACCCAAATTTGATCATTTTCTTGTTGAATAAGTGTGTAAACAATTCCATCGCTTGGTTTATACCAACGATCTCCTGCATTTAGAGGGTTATCATCAGGTGAAGATTCCGATATATAAAAAGATTGATTTTCGCTAATCTCCTTCCAAACACTTTCTCCAGTTGGAGTTGTTGGAATTTTGAATGAATTTGGAGATATTGCAACATAAGTTTTACCATTATATTCAACGGAATCACCGATCTTATATAGTCTCGGTTTTCCATCAGGATCGTATTGTTTATACTTTCCTCTAAAATTAATGTTATCTGACTTATTCATTTAGTTATTTATCATCTTGCTAAAATTATTTTTCTTTTCAAAAGTTATTACGTTTGTAAACTTATCCATAAGTTGATCTGATTTATGACTAATAACATATACGTTACAGTTCTGACTTACAGACTTTAAAAGTTTCATAAGTTCATCCATACCAACACTGTCTAGTGATGAATCAAATACTTCATCTAGAATAAGTAGATTGCAATGTACGCTATTTTTCATCTTTGCAACTTCTCTCCATGAAAGGAGAAGAGCAAGATCGATACGCATCTTTTCACCTTCACTAAAATTCATATAACTAAATTCATCTCTATGTCTAGATTTGATGTGTTCGTTAAATTCTTCGTCTAGGTGGAATTGTACAAAAAAGTCCATTGAAGTCAAGAATTTATTAATAAATTTATTCATGTGTGGTAAATAATACTTAATAATTTTTGCCTTGACACCACCATCTTTTAGTAGATCACTTGCAAGTTCATGATACATCAGATCATCAGAAAATTGTTGTTTTTCTTCATCTAGTAGAGAGAGATTTGATTTATATGTTTTTAAATGTTCAGACTGAGTATGAATCTCGTCTGTAAATGAAGTTTTCTTCAGAGAGGATTCTATACGTTTAATTTCAGTCTTAAATGCTTCAATATCTCTATTTAATTGTTTTACATGATCTAATGTTTTTTGTAGTTCTTTCAAAGCATTCTCTAAACTTTGATTTTGCATTTCTATATCTTTAATAGACTTATTACCCAAATCTACTTTATTCTTAATATCAGATATCTCTAAATTATTTGAAAGAATTTTACTTTTCTTTACACTGTCGTCAATGTTCTGTGAACATGTTGGGCATGTTTTATTTTCTTGAAAGAATTTTATTTCTTTCTCAAATTTCTTCTGTTCTGCTTCTACTTCAGCAATCGCTTTCGTAATGCTTAATATCTTATTTTTGTTTTTCTTTGTTGCTTCCAAATTAGTATTGATACCTTTTTCTGGATCATAAAGATTATTAGATATTATCCAGGATTCTTTTTCTAAAATATTTGTTTTAAGTTCTTCAATTCTGTCTAGTTTTTCTTGATTATCTTCTTTATTTTTCTTTTCAAGTGTGTTGATTAAATTCTCTTGTGAAGAAATCTTTGCCTTTTCAATTTCAATCTTAGAAGCATAATTTTTTAAAGTTTCTTTTAGAGAAAGAATTTTACCCTTAAGTACAACATTCATAGTACTAAAGATATTGATATCAAGAATATTTTCAATTACATTTCTACGATCAGATGCACTTAACTGCATGAATGGAACAAATGCAGAACTACCAAGAATCACTACCTGAGTGAATGTCTTATAGTTCATCTTCAGAATTTGTTGTTCTAGAAGTTCTTGATAATCAAGACTTTTTGCATCTTGATTCAGCAGATCACCATTCTTATAGATTTCAAACAGTCTCGGTCCTAGACCACGGCGAACAATATAAGTATCGGAACCGCGTTCAAATTCAATCTCAACCAAGCAACCTTTTTCATTCACAGTATTTACTAACTGTGGAATATTGATCTTTCTAAATGGTTTTCCAAACAATGCAAATGTGATCGAATCTAAAAATGCAAATGATTTTCCCGAACCATTATTACCACATATAAGTGTTGAATTATTTTTATCCAACACTATTTCTGTCATATTATTTCCGAATGATCCAAAGTTTTTAAATTTTATCTTCTTAAAGATTATCATACTTTTAGACTTTCCATATAAAGATCACTAATCAATGTCTTTAATTTTACTTTATCAAAGTCACGTTCTATTGCATCAATTTCTCTTCCAATGATACTCATTGTATCATCACTTTCTTCAAATTGAACATCTGAATTTATTTCAAGAGAATCTTCAAGTACAGAAAGATTTTGAATACCCTTTTCCCATAGAGCATCTATAAACTTATCAAAAATTACTTGTTTATCTTTTACTCTTATGTTTACCTTTACAAAAGTTCCTTTTAACTTTTTCTCATTTATAAACTTTGCAATCTTTTTGATCTCTTCGTCTGAAGAATCATCGTATGTAAACAGATGAAAAATTTCATTATCATTCTCTATAAATTCTAAAGTATTGGATTCAGTATCAAATACATGGAATCCTTTTTTAGAATAGACATCTGCAAAGTTCATCTGATATGCAGTTCCAAGATAATGAATATTTCCCATACTCTGTTTGATATGGAAGTGACCAGAAAGTACTCGCTCAAAACGATTAAATTCTGACACCTTAAATCCTGACGTATGATATACTCCGTTTATTACTTGGAATCCTACAATTTCAAAGTGACCACCAATCATTTTACAATTAGTAGTCTGAATAAATTTTTGAACTTCTTCTTCGTTTTCTTTTGTTATCCAAGGAACAATACCAAAATTATATCCATTTAAATATATTACTGATGGTTTCTCATAAATAGAAACATTTAGATATCGATCTTCAAGAATTTCTTTAATTGAATTTAAATTATTTGTATTCTTGTAGTAAGTGTCATGGTTTCCAATAGTTATATGTAAATGTATTCCTTCATCATGAAGTCGTTGAAAGAATTTATCACGAACAGTAGAAAGTGTATTGAAGTTAATATATTTTCTACGATCAAATAAATCACCAAGATGGATGACAGTTCGAATATTATTTTCTTTTAGATAAGGAAAGAATTGCTGTTCAAAAAATGCAATAGCATTTTCCAAAAAGAAAGGAGAATCATTTCGAACTCCAAAATGGGTATCACATATAAATGCTACTTTCATTTCTTCTTTCTCCTTTTTCTTTTCTTTTTCTGTGGTGGTTCTAATTTTTCTATATCGGTTTCAGTTAAAGAAAAGTTCTTTTGTAAAAAATCAGAATATGATGAATAATCTGGTTGACCTTTTAACCAGTCAACCAGTTTTCCATCAATATCATTCATTTGTAATGACTTATATTTAATATATGCTTGTTTCTTTTCTTTTTCGATTCTACGCAAAAATGCGTAGTAGATAATTTGTGTAAAATATGAAAAAGGATTTGATGACTTTGTTGGATCAAAATTATGAGCATATAGTAAACAATTTTCTACACCATCTCCAACCATATCTTCTCGAAATGGATAATTTATAAAATTTGGACGATGTGATAAATGCTCTGCAATTTTTAGAAAGGATTCTGCAATATAGTCTGTTACAGGTGGACGTGGATCCCCACTCGCTTTTGCTTTATCCACGTTCTTTTTCCATTCCATCATAGATTTACAGAAAAATTCATTATCTATATAATGTTTAAAATTTTTAGTTGGTTTTTCTTTCATAGCAATTAGTATATCACAATTTTATAAAAAAGCAACTACTAACAATTTTTAAGAATAAAATAATTTATCTCTTGACAAGATTCTGATGGTGAGTGTATAATTTCTGTGTGGGAATAAGAAGAAGGATTCTAATAAGAACATTATGATTAGTTATAATCATCTGACTTAGGATCTGGATTCCAATCTGAGTATTTATTTCCAAAGTCTTTACGATCTTTTTCATCACCAGTGAAACGATTTCTCTTCTTGGTTTCATTGATCATTTTAACTAGATCCTTTGGATTTAAAATTCCAGCAGTAACAAGATTCATAATAGTCTCACCTGGAATCATCATAGACATATAAATACCACTTCTCTCTGCTTCATCTTCTTCCATTTCTGGAGAAATATTTTCTTTTCTTCTTTTAGATTTTCTCTTTCTTTTTTTAGGAGAATAATCAGATTCAAATGGATCTTCCAAATTTAGATCTGGAGCAATAGGAGTATCGACTATTTGTTCTGCAACATCGTCTAGAATTGCACCTAAAAAGTCTTGAAACAAATCTGCTGCTTCTTTATCTTCTTTTGAAGATGGTTTAATAATATCTTTTGTATTTACAAGTTTTTGTGTGTCTTCAGAATCTAGATGTAAATTATAAAGTTTTAATGCATCTTCATTTGCATCATACACATTTACAATGTGATTCTTTGGAAGTGGTGTTGTTTTTGTTGTGGTGTTTACCAACCAATCATTAAGAACAGTCATATCATATGCACCACCCATAGGTCCAGGAATCATATTAGTCTTGAAGACCATAGGATTCTGAATCTTATAAGAAGTTTTCTTTTCTTCAAGAATTTCAGAAATTATTTCTTCACCACTTCTTAGACGGAAAATTTTAATATTCATTTATTCTCCTAAATTTATTCTGGTCTTCTTGAACTTGAACTGCTCATTAGTATATATGGTAGTTCGTTCATCCAGATGCCTAAGAGAATGGTTTCTATACTTGCCATAACTTAGATCATCACCAATATCATACACAGTCACTTTATCTTTGGTTTCAGACTTTCGAAGACCTCTTCCAATAGACTGTAACACACGGATAACTGATTTTGAAGGTGATGCAAATATTATAGCATGAATATTCTTAATATTAATTCCCGTGCTACACGTTCCATATGAAGCAACAAGAACACTATTGTTAGACCTATCAACAATATTTCTTATCTGCTCTCTCTCATCAATTTCCGTAGTTCCGCAGATAAGGTATGCATTCTTTTTATTTTCTTTTGAGATTTTTTGAAATAAAGGTACTCCATGCTTGCCAACAAAATTGAACAGAACAAGAACATTACCAGAAATACTATTTGCAAGATTGCATATAAAATCATTTCTTTTATTATTTAGGACTAACCATTCTATTTCTTGTTGATATTTTGCTCTCTTTATTTCTTGAACAGCGGATGGTGGATATTTTAACAACAAACAGTCAATATTTAAATCGGCAAGAACTTCTCTGTCAATCAATTCTTTTGTAGACGTTACTTGATAAACAGTTCCAAATAGACCTTCTAACACAAGTTTATGAACCTGTGTTCCATCTAAAGTTCCAGTTGTACCGATCCTGTAATTGCAATTTTTAAGTTTTGTCATTATTTTAATTAATGACTTTGCTTTAAATAAGTGAGATTCATCTCCAATTACAGACTCAAACTGATCGAAAAATGACTCTGGTTGATTATAAACACTCTGCCAAGTTGTAATCACAACTCTAGCATCAGTTTCTTTTTCTTGTCCAGAATATATTAAATGAATATAGTTTGATATTTTCTTCGTATTTGCATAATCTTCAAAGTCTGATTTTAATTGTGTAACCAACCCAGTAGTTGGAACAATGATTAATATTTTCTTTTGAGTTCTTTTTAGTAACTCAAGAAGTATAAAATAAATGATAAGACTCTTTCCACTACCAGTTGGTGATATCAGTAATGCCCTACGATTTTCTACAGCATGTTTCACAGACTCAATCTGATAATCATGCGGTTGAATCTCGGATCCTCTAGAATAGACTTTAGGAAATTGTAATTGACTTATATCTTCTTTAAGATCTATATCGTATGAAACTTTATATCCATTATCAGATGCAAATGATAAAATATAAGGAATAAGTCCAGCATATATTCTATTTGTTAGAATATTGAAAAGTCGAATCTTTCCATCCCATTTCTTTCTACGAAATGCTGGATTATATTGAGAATTTGGAATACGAAAAGTAAAGAAAGATGATAACTCTTTAGCGATAGACTTTTCGCATTCAATCTCAACATATACAGAATCAACTTTACGAATCTTTATCATACACCCTGTGTGAATTTAATCCATTCGATCATAGAACGAATATTCCAAATTTTATTTGATATAATCTTTGCAACACTTTCGATATAATTTATTTTTTCTTTTTGAATGAAGATTTGATTTCTAAGATTGATAATATCACCATCACTATCGATAAAGCGATCAAGATCATTTTTGAGTATGTTGAGTTCAAATGGTTCCCATCCCTTTTTGGATAATTCTTCTTCTGACATTTTGCCAGAATAGTATAACCATTTATCTCTATTTAAGATATTCATCTTAGATTCAAGAGTTTCAAGATATACTTTTTCATCCATCAACATACACAAATACTTATTATGAAGTTGTGGAAGTTTTGATGCCTCATCATCAAGATGATTAGCATCAATTGCAGTATCCATTTCTGCATTTATTTTAATTTTAGTAATATCACTTAATTTCATAATATAAAATTCCTTTTATTAGACACAACTTGGTACTGTATTATTTGCAAATATTTCGTACTCGTAATGAGAATATGAGAAAGTTGCAGTTGCTATACTAGTCTCAGCATCTTGTAGAGAGACATCAAAATCTACTCCACCTAAGTATGTAGGATACATATTTTTAAACTTAAATGCTATTATTGGTGAGTATTTACTATTTAATACTAAAAGATATCCAGTAGCAGTTTTTTGTTTTTCTGCATATCTTTCATTCTCTCTTTTGTAATTTACACCAATATCTAACATCCAATCGTATAACTCCAACCAATTTTTCATATTTTCATCAACAGCAAATCCAACTTGTAAGTCTTCGTAGACATATGAAGTTCCTGGTCTTTTCAATACAACTCCAGTTGCATTTGATTGATTTGAAGTTCCAAATGAAACAGAAGGAATATTTGCTCTCTGACAAAAATATGTCACAGTGGGGCAACGTGTTAAAATAAATTGAAATCTATTACCAGTTAATTTATTATTTGTCACTGGTTCAAAATTATTCTGATTTAAAAAATCTCCAGGCAATTCACTGAGAATATAACTTGGTATATCACTAATGACTTGTTGAGGATTGTTCGTAGGCATACTATTATTTATAAAAGAAAACTCACGAATTTCTTCGTGAGTTTCCCAGATTTATTTTGGATTATCTGAACTACTTATCAGAATCCAGTGTTACCGTGAAGATTTCTAACTGCGAATAGACGGTAATATGCGTTGCTATTTGTTTCAAGACCATCACCAGTTGGTGCTGCCCATGTATCACGACCTCTTGCAAATGGATTTGCAACTAGACCGTAGCGAGTCTTGAATCCGATCTTGGGTTGGAAGGTATCTTGACCAACTGCACGAACCATTTGTAGAGGAACGTATGGGCAGTAGAACATACCAGCATCGTATGGTGATTGACCCTTATAACCGACACAAACGAAGTTTGCATTGCTTGCAACAAATGGATCGATAAAGACCTTAAACTTATTGTTAAGGATACCAGCAAAGACGTTGCCAGTATCATCTACTTGCATGTCAACATTGATTGCTGGTGAGAGATTGAGGAATCCACCCATTGCGAGTGCTGAAGCAACATCAGCAGAGCAAACGATGAAGTTACCCTTACCTCTACGAGTTTCTTTAGCAATTACGTTTGCTTCACGTTCAATTTGGAACATAAGTCCACGGAAGCGTTCTGCTGACCAACGACCGTCTGAATCTTGGAGGAGATCATATACACCACCTTGACCACCAGCGACTTCGTTGTAATAAAGATCTGATTGAGCACAACCAGTCTTAGCAACGTAGTACATACCTCTGAGAATTTCTCTATTGATTTCGTTCATGATTTCAACTGAGAGAATATTTGCAAGTTCAGATTCTGCATCAAGTCCGTGAACTGCACGAAGATCTTGTGCAAGTTCAGTGGTGTATTCTGCCTTGAGTGCGCGAGTACGTGCTTGAACTGCAACACGTTCAATACCAAATGCCATTTCACGGAATGGATTAGATGATGAATCACCCAATGCTTCTGCTTGTGATGTAAGCATACCACGGAAAGTAGTGAATACGTCACCTCTAGATGAGATACCAGAAGCACCAATTGTTCCATATGGTGTAATACCTAAAGTATGACCATAAAGAATACTATTGGGTG